TCCATCCAGGTTTTTAGTCTGAATAAGACCCATATCAGTTTATCCGTACCCAGCGGGTGGTCCTCGTGATTCAGGATAAGTAATTTGGAAAGTTGCTTTGAAAGAGTCTTAAGACCAGGATCTGCTCCCGATCGAAAGATCAAAAGAGAGTTAGTATCTTTCACTTCTACCTTCTCATAGAAGCTCTAAGTAAGTGTAGCTCTGACCTCTATAGTTCAATCATTATTATGAAGATGATTAAACAGATACTAAATAGTGGTATTGTTAAGTTGATAAGATCTTACCAACCCTTATCACACATCTAAACCATGGACCTATATAATCATATAAATTTGATTAAATATGGACTCATTAGAGTAAACATGTAATAGGTGTGTTAACAATTAAACTCTCATAGGTTTGTAAAGGGCTATTTCCTAGCCATCTAGGTAACCCCCTCATTTTATAATAAGGAGATATTCTATATGTCAGGTAAGCAGCTTGCTTATCTATCATCTATGGGAACCAATATTTAACATCATGCGATTTACTAATATCAATTTTAGAGAGATGACGGATGCTCAACTTTTGTCAAAAATAACTAAAAGTTGGTCTCGTGCTGAGGGTAATTATGTTCTAAGAGATCTAAACAACTCTAACAAACTATTATACCTTTCGACGAAAGAGTACAAAGCATTATTAGCATCAGTTGTTAGTAATGAGACAAAACTCACTATCTTAGTTACACCGTCTGACTCACTTATGGATATCATCGAAGAGATGAATTCACAAGAGCGTCAAGACACCCCCCTCTCTTCTTCTAAGTTTAATAAAACTCAGATGTTCACTTTGATGCCAGGGTGGTCTGTAAAAGAATCTATGATCAGTTTTAAAAGAAATTTTAAACATTTCTTTCCTTCCTACTATAGAGATATAGCAGGTTGGATGGGTCATTATTCGGAATCTAAACGAAACCGAAACGAATTGATACAGTTTGGTATGAAGTTAGAGACTAGATTGGAGACTCAAGGTATCAATCATTTGATTGATATTTTGAAAATTTCCAAAATAGTAGTTCTAAACTTCCTTGCTGGGACGCCTTTAACTTCAACAGGAGACTTAGGTTTTCGAATGAAATTAATCAAAGGATTACCTGCATACTTTCCGTTGAATATGAGAATTTGGATCAGACGAAGAAATATCTTAAAGATACGTATTCTTCTGACTCTTTTAAACTCATATAAGGGATTTGCTGGGAAATACTCCGCACCCGATACTAGTTCTATATCTTCCCCTTCTTTAAACAATGCGTTTATGGATTTAGATCCAAATACATTGTCAGAGGAAGATAAAACTATTTTCTTTGAAACATTAGATGCAGTATCAGACTTTTGGTCTGATATTAATCCTAATGATCATTTTCCTGATCTTATACCGGGAAACCATGATGTTCGTTTAACAACGACAGCAGGGCCGAACGGTAAGATTGCATGTTTAAGTGCCTCTTTAGATGCTATTGCGATCTCTCAAAATAGAAAGATCTACAATGCTTTTAAAAGGTACATTGAACTTGCAGTCGAAAAGAATGAGGAACATGATAATATGCCTGGTAACAATTATATTATGAATATGATTGATAACATAGTGGTAGATTACAAAGATATAGTATCCGATGGGACATTGCGAGAGTGGAATTGTCTGCTTCAATATGGGAATACTCGGATAAAATCCTTTCTCTATGAATCAGCTCCTGCTTCGATGGCCCCTCAGACTTGGCAAAAAGCGTTAGATAAAAAGTTTGATTTAAAAAATCATGCTTGGCATCTTTCTCAATTACTAAGTCTTGGGAAATTATCCCTAAAATATGAGGCGGCTGGAAAAGTAAGAGTATTTGCAATTGTAGATTATTGGACACAGACTTTATTTAGTCCGTTACATAAATTTATTTTTGCATTACTTAGAGATCATCCCTCTGATGCTACATTTAATCAAGAGGCTAAGGTTAAAGAATTCTCTCAAAGAGGGTATTCTTATATCGCTTCCTATGATTTGAAATCAGCTACCGATTTGATCCCGTTAGAGTTGTATAAACAACTTCTTTCGTGGCATTTCGGAGCAGAGATTGCAAATGCATGGGGGGATATCTTAACTTCTCGTGATTATATTGCAACACCAGAAATGATCGCTAATGGTTCACCGGAGAAAGTACGTTATACTCGAGGACAGCCTATGGGAGCA